CGATACGTCCGACCGCTTCCTCCGAGTGGGCTGAGTGGCATTATTCTGTCACGTAGTAGTGGCTGTTTCCTGCGCGATCGTACACGACCGTCCCGACGCGGAGCGCCGCACTCGCGGCGTCTGCCGCCGCCTTATCGGGGAACGTCAGCGTCCCGTCCTCGGCGGCGAGATACCACTGATCGCTTTTCGCGTCGTTCGCCGTGTCGACTTCCCCGAGCTTCAGCGACGCCTCGCTCGGCGCGTCGCCAGTCGTGTTCACGACGACCTCGGGCGCGTCGTCCGTCCCGAGATTTGCGTCGAGAAAGACGTGGTTCGTCGCCCCGTCGGTCAGGGCGAGGGCGGTCTTCGCGTCGGTCTCGACGACGACGCCGGCGGACTGCCGCGTCTCCGGCGGGTCGATATCCGGCGACGCCGTCTCCATTGAGGGCGCGACGATGAACGCCGTCCCCGCGTCGACGTCGAGCGCCGGCGTCGCGTAGTCGACCGTGAAGCCGAGACCGGACGCGAGATGGCTACTCGCGGTCTGTGTGCCGGCGAGCGCCGCGAAGTTCGCCGCGTCCGGGGCGTCGCCGTGTTGTGGGAATACGTTGTCTGCCATCGTTATCGAGTGTGCTGGAAGTCCATCGAGAACCGTTCGCCGATGCCGACGTTGACGGTGACGCCGTCGAACTCGTCTATCCAGACGACAGTTCCACCGCCGCCGTCGCCGTCGGCGATCACGGCTAGCTCCGAGACCTCGGTTCCGGCGGGGACTTCCGTTCCGCCTTTGACCTCGATCGCCGCTTCGACGACGCCGACGTCGTCGCCCTCGGTGAACTCGACGTTCTCGGTCGGGACGGTCGAGCGGTACACCTCATCGGCGAGCGTCGACGCCCCTGGTTGTTCGCTGTCTGTTCCTGTGCCGATCGCGACGGTATCGAGGCGAGTCGCGACGGCGTCGATTCCTTTCGCGCCGTACCACTCGCGACCGTCGTCTGTAAGTAGTGTCATAGTTCGTACTGTTCGAGTCGGCTACCCTAGCGTGAACGACCCGGTCGAGAGACCGCCGAGGTCGCCCGCGCTCAGCCCGACCGACGTGGTCGTCGACGTCGTCGAGCTTCCGCGACCGACCGCGTCGCCGGCGTCGAGAACGTAGTGAATCGGGTCTCGTCGCTGGATAACCGACGGGTCGGACAGACTCGCGAGCGTATCGACCGTCTCGGTCCGGTGCGACGTCCACTCGTGGAGGCGGACTTCGTAGCGGTTTGCGTCGAAGTCCTCGATGAGCTCCACGTCGGCGGCGTCGATCAGGACGCCGGCGGCGATCGCCGTCCGAACGCCGGGCGGCGTCCCGCGCCCGCTGTACCCCTGTACGAGCGACTGAAGGAGCTGGCGGTACGCTTGGTCGTCTCGCACCCGTCGACGCCCGAGCAGGCCGAAGTCCGCGCCGATACGGTCGAGTGCGTCACCGGTCGCGTGGGCGACCTGAAGCGAGCGCTGGACGTCGTCGAGCGCGACGTCGAGCGAGTCGACTTCGTCTTGGTGCGCTCGAAGCCACGCGGCGAAGTCCGTACCGCCGTCGTACGCCGGAAGCGCCTCGGGAAGCCGCTCAGCGAGGTCGAGGTCCGGCATCTTAGGCCACCGTGACCGTTACCGCGCCGGGTTCCGCCTTCTCTCGGTCGCCGACCGGGATGTCGTCGGGAACCTCGTACTCGACGTCGATCGCTTCGCCGTCGTCTGGCGTTCCCCCGCCGACCGAGAAGTCGATCGCGTCCTGTTCCCCGTCGCCGTCGTCGTCGGTCTCGTCGTAGTCCGTCCCGTTCTCGTAGGCGTCGCCCGAGTCGTCGACGACGTTCACGACCGAGTCCGCGACGATCGGCGACTTGTCGAGCGCGAACACGTCGACGCCCGCGTCGAAGGTATGCGTCTCGCCGACGATCGAGACGGTCAGCGAGTCGATACGCTCGACGTTTCCGTCGGCGGTCATCGTCGACGCGACTAGCTGGTCGCGGATGACGTCGTCGCCGATGCCCTGCGTCGTCAGGTAGTCGTTCAGTTCGGCTTCGACGTCGGCTGCGTCGACGTTGTTCCCCGAGACGGTGACGTCGAGGTCGATTGTGACCGGCTTCGGTCGTACGAGGTTGTGGCGGACCGCGACCGAGCGGTACTTGTCGATCGCGTCCTGCGCGTCGTCGTCCGCCGGACCGCCGTCGATGATGACGTCGGCGTATATCGGGTCGGCGTCGGGGAACTCGTCGACGATGACGTCGCCCGAGTCGAGGCCGGTGAACTCGGCGACGAGAGCGCCTTCGAGTCCGCCTTTCGTCCCGCCGCCGGACGTCGTTACGAGGAAGTTCGTCGCTCGATCGCGAAGCTCCGCGTTCGACTCCTCGGGTTCGCCGCCGGTCGTCGCGTTCGCGTTCTCGACCGGCGGGTTTCCTTCGACGCCGGGCGGCGGCGCGGGGATGAACGTGATCGTCTCGCTGCCGACGTTGGACTCGTTCCCTCGGTTCATCGCCTCGATCGGCGCGTCGACGGTCGTCTCGTCGCCAGCCGACGTGACTTCCTCGGTCGTCTGGAACGCGAAGTAGTCGCCGTCAGCGTCGGGTTGCGTCCCGACGATCGTCCCGGTCGGTATCGTCACCGACGACGACTTCGTCTCGAACGTGACCGTTCCGGTCGCGAACGAACCGGGGTCGCGAAAGACGCCGTTTCGCTTCGCGAGTTCGTCGAGGTCGCGGTCCGACTGGAAGCTGTTCAGCAGGTCGAGGTCGACGCTTTCCGGGTCGACGTCGAGGTCTTCGAGGCCGTCTTCGGTGATCGTTTTGCCGGCGTAGTCGATACGCGCGGATAGCTGTACGCTTAGAGCTTCGTGCTGGCGTTCCCGCATTTCTGCGGCGAAGCCGTCGTCGGTGATCGCCTTCTCGGGCGAGTTCGGCGAGAAGTTCGTTATCTCGCTCGCCGAGGCGATCGCCGACTTGATTCGCTCGTAGATCGTGGATTGGTCTTCTGGTTGTAGTGTCATAGGTCGGTCTCGTCTCGGTCGCGACCTCGCCCTCGAAGGCGCGTCGCTAGATCGACAGGACGTACTCGCCGCGCTCGCCGGTGCGAGCGACGACGGCCAAGCGGACCTCGGCGGTCGCGGTCGTGTCGCCCTGCTCGACCTCGATCGGGGGGACGATACGCGCGACGCGACCGTCGCGGTTCGCGACGCGCCGGACGACGATCTTCACTTCTTCCGCGAGGTCCGGCGCGGCGAGTTCCCCTCGCCTCGGGTCGAGTTCCTGCACGGTTCCGAACGCGAGGTCTCGACCGAGGCAGTCGAAGCCGTCGACGACGCCTATCGACCCCGCGCGGACCTCGAAGTCCCACAGGTTGCCGAAGGCGACGCCGCGACCGAGTGCTTCGTCGGGTGTGAGTTCAGGCATCGGTTCGTTGTTCGTCGTTCATCAGGTCGATTCCACGTCGGACGACCCGCTCGCGATCGTTCCGACTTCGTTCCCGTCCGCATCTTCGACGACGTCGCCTTCGCGAGCGAGCGCCGCGAGGTCGCCGTCCGGGTCGCCAAGGCGGACCGTCCCGTCGTCGCCGACCTCGACGACGACGTCCGGCGTCCCGCCGTCGGTCGGCGTCTTCGCGAGGCGCGCGTACGACCCGTCGCCGGCGAGGTCGACTTCGAGGTCGCCGCGTCGAGCGCAGACGTCGCCGGCGTCGCCGACCGGCGCACGGTCGGCGTCGGCGTCGCCGTAGAACACCTTCGTTACGAGCGGTCGTTCGCCGTCGCCCGCTTTGTACTGGACGAGTACGAGGTCGCCTTCCTCGGGGACGGCGACCATCCCGGCGGCGGGAACGCCGACCGGGACGCGGTGGTGTTCGCGAACCGGCGTCGCGCCGGGCGGTATCTGGACGTCGACTTCGTGGTTCGACGCGTCGTCGCTCGACGAGTGGGTCGTCACCTGCGTTACCTCGCCGATCTGCGGCAGGTTGATCTCGTCGCGGACGATCGACAGGATTCGAGCGCGTTCGGTGTCTTCGAGTTGTTCAGTCATCGTTGAGAGTCGGGTTACGGCGCGATCAGTCCGCCGAGGGTGAGGCGCGTCTTGAAGCCGTCGCGAGCGTCGATCGTCGACTCGACCGCTCGAACTAGATACGACTCGCCGCCGAGGTCCGGCGGAAGCTCGACGTCGTCGAACGGACGGATATCTTCGCGACCGACGAGTTCCAGCCAGCCGCCTTTCTGCTGTTCTTCGAGGCGTTTTTGGAGCGCCTTCGCGACGTTCTCTGCCTGCGACTGCGACTGGATGTCGTTGTCGCGGAACTCGAAGACCGGCGACCCGGTCCCTGCGGTCGCGATGATCGGCTGACTCGACAGCATATAGCGGTAGCCGAGGCCGCGCCTCGATACGGCGCTCGACCCGATGACGCGAACCGACTGGTACGCCGGCGTCCGCTTCCCCGGCGACGCGTCGCGAATGTACTGGACGTCGTGACTCTCGGTCTCGCTCGCGATATTCTCGGTGACGATGACCGTGTTCGTCTCGTCGGTCCACCACGCGGCGTCGCCCCATCGAGCGACCTTCTTCAGCACCTTGTCGCACCGTAGGCCGTCGAACTCGGGCGAGACGCGAATCGACGGGAGGTCGAGCGTCCCGTCGACGCCCGCTTCGTTGAGGGCGTCCTGCGCGATCGTCTCGATCGACGCGCGGTCGTACGACCCGGTCAGGTTGTTTCGCTTCAGGTCGGCGACAGCGTCGTACGCCTCGACGCGGACGCGCTCGCTGATACCTTCCTTCGAGTTCCGAATCGTCCCGGTAAACAGAGTCGTCCCGCGAATCGAGACCTCGACCGGGACGGACTCGGGAACCTCGACGTCGGACAAGATCGTGACGCCCATCTTCGCGGCGGTGTTGTACCGATCGGTGACGTACTTGAGTCCGGTTTCGAGTTTGGACCCGGTCGACCGCCCGCCGCTTCCGTCGTAGACGATTCGGTAGTCGCGTCCGTTGATCGAGACGCGCCCGTACAGTTCATCGGTCGCGATCGGCATCGCTTAGACCACCTCGGTCAGCGCGACCGTGTACGTGTACCGCCGCCCGTTCTCGTCTTCGACGCCCTGCGGGTTCGTCGAGACGTCGTCGATGTAGACGTCGCCCGAGTGCCGCGAGTGCCGGAGTTCGACGACCTCGCCGACCATATCGTCGAGCGTGTCGGCGGTGTCCTTGTAGCAGTCGCCGCGAAGCGTCCAGTCGCGCGCCTTCCGGCCCATCGGCTGGATGACGGTCGCGGCGTCGTCGTTCTCGTCGAGCGGTAGCACCTCGTGCTTGACCGATTTTCCCTGCCCCGACGAGTCGAGTTGCGGATGCTCGAAAGCGAACTCGACGTCGCCGAGGCGGGCGCTAGCTCGGTCGGGATTGTAGGTCGACATGGTCGGTTAGAACTGTTGGGCGTCTTCCCGCGCTCGCGACTCGCGGTTCGCCTTCCGTACGGCTTCCTTGACGGTCGACTCGACCTGCGACTGGGACGCGCCGCCGAAGTCCGCGCCCGAGAAGTCGTACGTGTCTCCGGCTTCTTCCTTCGTCTTCTCGCTCTGGTTCTTCTCGGCTTGCTCGCCGCCTTCGTCCCCGCCTCCGGCTTTGATAGCGTCGAGTTCGATCGTCTCCTGTATATCGCCGAAGTCGATGTTCACGCCCGGTATCGCGTTCACGACGTTCATCGCCCAGTCGATTAGGCTTTGAATCGCGGATATCGCGGTGTCGACCCACCCCATCACGGCTGAGACGACGTCGTTCACAAGACCGGAGAACCAGCGGAACATATCGCCCGCCCATCCGATTATCCGACCGAGGTTGTCGATCGTCCAGATCAGGATACCGAGCGGGCCGAGTACGAGCGCGATCGGGCCGAGGATATCGCCGATCGCCTTGATGACCGCGTACGTCACCTCGATCGCGAACTCGATTATCTCGACGAGGCCGTTCCACGCGCCGGTAACGACGCTGATGATGTCGTTCCAGAGACCGAAGTACGTAATCACCCCCGCGATCGCGCCGACGACAGCACCGATCGCGAGCGCCGTCGCGCTGATCGGCGCGGTCAGGACAGCGAGCGCGGCGATCAGTCCTTCGGTCGCGAGCGTCGCTAGAACTGCCGACCCGGTGTAGGCGGTGTACGCCGCTCCCGCGACGACCGCCGCGCCCGCCGCCGCGAGCATCGGCTTCGGTATCGTCGCGAGTACGCCAGCGACCCACCCGAGGGTATCGAGTAGGAACGACAGCGGCGGGAGAACGGCTTCGAGAACGGACGTCCCGAACGCGCCGATCGACGCGGTCGCGCCGATCAGACTCCCGGTGACGTTCCCGAGTTCCGTCTGGAGCGCGACCGCCTGCGTACGGAACCACGATATCAGCGCGGGGATATCGCGTATCGCACCGGCGAAGCCTTCGAGCGTCGGTCGAAGCGCGACGACGGTCGCGTTGAGCTCGTCGAAGATCGCCGGCGCGGTCGAGAGAAGCGACGACCCGAACGTCTCGCCGAGTTCCATCAGTATCGGTTGCATCTCGGCGAAGCCGTCGGCGGCGATATGCGCCATCTCGACGACGCCTTCGAGTCCGCTCATCGCGAACTCGGTCGAGGCGGCGGTCTTCAGCGGGGCGATCGCCTCGCTGATCGCGTCGCCGACGTCGGCGAAGATCGCTTCCATCGCCTCGCTCGAATCCTCGAACTCGCTCGACGCCGCCGCCATGTTCTCCGCTTTCCGTTGGAGTCCCGCGCCGGCGATCGCGGCGATACCGCCCGCCGCCGCACCGCCGGCGGTCGCGACGCCGCCGAGTGCGCCGCCGAGTGAGACGAGCGGCGGGACGACGCCGGCGGCGATCGGCGCGAGCGTCCGCAGGCCGCCGCGAAGCGGCCCGAGGGTTCCGGCGAGTCCCATCCCCGAGTTGCGGACGTCGTCGAGTTGCGAGTCGAGCGCCTGCATCTTCGCGGCGGACTCTAGGGACTCGTCGCCGAGTTCGTCGACCGCGCCCTTCGCGGTGTTCGTCGCGAACGCCATCTGAAGCGCGTCGTCATCGACGGCGTCCAACGCCTCGCCGAACGCGCCGAACTCGACGCCGGCGCTCGCGGCTTCGTCGCCAGCGCTATCGGCGGCGGAAGCGATACCTCTGAGACTTGATGTGATTGTCTCGCTCGCTAGAAGCGAGACGTTGAGTGCCTCGAACATACGTCACGTATCCGGGTTTCGCCGGCGCGTTCGCTCGGCGCGGGCGTGGTTCAGGAACATCTTCTGCGGAACAGTCAGGTCGCCAGCGCCGTCGACGCCCTTCAAGCCGAACGTCTCGACGTCTTCGAGAAGCGTCTGGCCTTCGTCACTCCGTGCGAAAGCCCTCGACCCCCTCAGTCTCGCTACTGATCGCGAGAATCAGGAAGCTCGTCGCGAAGAACTGCTTGTCGGGCCACAGTTCGAGCAGGTCGCGGGTCTCGTGGTCGGTGATCGAGTCGTGGTTCAGCGCCTCGACGATCAGGTCTTCCATCTCCTCGACGGCTTCCTTCGTCATCGCCGTGTCCGACGGCGCGTCGTCGGGTTCCGCCGACGAGATATCGTCGAGCGACGAGATTTCGGACGTGTCGATCTGCGACCGCTTGTCGTCCGCCTTCGACTGCATATACTCGACGAGTTTGTCCGGGAGCGCCTCGATGAACTCGTGTCGCCGCGTCCGGGACACGCGGTGCAGCTCGTACTCGATCGTCCCGTGTTGCGTTTCGATGATGTACGGTTTGCCGCCCGATTCTTCTTCGAGTACCTTGTTGAGAACTTCGACGTCGTCGGTCATGTTTGGAGTCTTCGTGAAGTAGTGTCCGCGAGTAGTTCGTCGATTAGAACGGGACGGCGCGCTCGCCGGTCCAGCTAATCGAGACGCTAGACTTCCCGTCGGGGTGCGACTTCTCGATCGACTCGATGATGACGCCCATCATCCGGTAGCCGCCGCCGACGTCGGTTTCTCGGAAGATGAGGCGGTGCTTGTCGCCGCCCGCCTCGATTAGCTTCCGTTCGAGTTCCTTCTTCGTCCCGTCGTATTCGAGGTCGCCTTCGGGATACCGCGAGGTGACGCCCCGGTCCGGGTGCTTCGAGTCGTCGAAGTTCGATTCTGCCGTCTCTTGGGTCCACGTCCAGCCCTTGTCGGTGACAGGGACGACCTCGCCGTCGATGACGAGGTCGACGTCGTCGCCGGTCTGGTTTCTGTTTTCACTCATGGATCTCTAGTTACGCGATCGTGATCGTCGCCTCGAACGTCTCGACCGACTGAATCGGCGTGACGCCCATATCGAGGGCGACGGTCCCCTGTTCGGAGTCCGCTTCGCGGACGTACAAGTTCGTCTCGTCGCCGCTGTTGTCGAGAAGTAGGCCGTCGTCCGCGAGGGCTTCGAGTTGCGCCTGCGCTTCCTCGGCGGCGATCTCTCCGGTTCCTTCGTTGTCGAGTTGGCCCCGGATAGCGCGCCCGATCTCACGGACGATCAGCGCGCAGCGGTCGATGACGCGAAGCGTCTGGAAGTCGACCTCCCACAGCTCCTGTTCGTCGGTCGACAGCGACCCGTCGAGCGTGATCGACCCCTCGGCGCGAAGCGGGATGACGTTCGCGTTCCGAAGGTTCCCTCGGTCGGCGTGCGTCAGCCGCCCTTCGTCGTTCTTCCCGGTTTCGAGGTCGACGCCGCTGAGCGAGTCGTTGTAGATCGGGTTCTGGAGCGAGTTCCCGGCGGCGACCCCGCCGACAGCGCCGAGAACCGTGTCGGTCGTCCCGTCCTGACGCGCCGGCGCGACGGCGAAGCCGCCGAGGGCGTCGAGCGCGTCTTCGTAGTTCATCGTGTCGTAGATCGGCGTCACCGGCGTCTCGCCGCTGTTGTCGTTCGGCATCGCGCCGGCGAACGCCTTCACCATCTTGAAGTCCGGGTCGCGAAGCGCCGTCGCCTTCCCGTAGAGGGTCGACGCGACGTCTTCGGCGTCCGAAAGCGCGATGTAGACGCCGGACTCGCCTTCGTTCAGCACCATGTCGGCGCTGTCGAACGCGCTCAACCAGTCGGCGTACTTGAAGTCGACCTCGTAGTCGTCGGCGTCGCCCGCCTCGACCTCGCCGGTCAGCGGGTTGATGTAGACTTTGTTCTCGGTCGCCGGCGCGTCCGGCGGCGAGTCGTACCGGAAGGCGACGTCGTCCGCCGCGTTCCCGTCCGTCGTGTTCTGGACCGACACTTCGTCGAGGTCTTCGACGATCGGGACGTTCCCGAGCGTGCCGCTCCCGCCGGCGATCTGCTCGCCGTTGACCGACTGGTACGCCGTCGAGACGCCGTACAGGTAGCCGGTGTTCGCGCCGTTCTCGATTGCGAGCTTCAGCGCGCGGGTGAGCTCCGAATCGCCGCCGAACTTCGCTTCGGCGTCGCTCGTCGACGTCACCTGCGTCGGGTCGTTCGTCTGTGCGGTTCCATCGTTCGTGTCGCCACGCCCGAAGATGACGAGTTTTTCTTCCTCGCCGACCTCGATGCCTTGAATCGAACCGGCTTCGAGAGTTACCTTCGTTCCGGGCGTCGCGTCGTAAGTTACAGTCACGGTTGTAGTCGTTCGCGGTTAGTTCTCGGTCGATACGTCTCGGTCAGTAGTTCCAGACGAGTTCCGCGTCCTGCTCGTCGTCGGACGACAGTTCGTCGATCGACGGCGTCGCGACGGTCGTGATCTGCGCGTCCGACTCGTCGACGACGCGTTCGGCGTAGAAGTCGACCGCGAGTTCTTGCCGCCAGCGCCGCAGGCCGGGTCCGGCGAGGTCGTTGTCGACCTCGCCATCGCCGACGACGAAGGACGTGATCGCGTCGACGGTGCCGCCGTCGCCGTCCGGGAACGGCTTGTCTTCCTGCTGGTTCTCGTACGGGAACAGCGCGGTCTGAAAGTTACCCCCGAGCGTGTTCGCGTCGTACGAGTCGTTCCCGGCGGCGAACGTCGCCGTCGCCTGTACGTCCATCGACCACGAAGCGCGGAAGATACGACCGGTGCGGTCGCCGCTGTCGTCGGTCGTAAACCCGACGCGGTCGCTGTCCCACTCGGTCGCTCGAACCTGTCCGATCGGCGTGAGTTCGACCCACGGCTGAACTAGCCGGTTATCCTCGCCGTCGAGGTCGGCTTCGTGCGTGATGTACGACCCGCCGTCGAACGCGGTCGAGTTCTGGAGTGCGCGGACGATCGCCTGAAGGACGTCTTCTGGTGTCATCGGTAGCTATCTCGATCGAGGCGTCGCCGTCGACGGCGGCGGTCAGAAGACCGCGTCGAAGACGCGCTCGATTTCCTCTTGGATGTTCTCGGCGAGCGTCGACTTGTGGTCGCGAAGCGCCGGGCGAAGGTGCGGTTGGGCCGGTGTCCCCGGATGGTCGACCGACCACTTCGACACCCACTGCCCGTCTTGACCTTTGAACGTCAGCGGGTCGCTCCCGGTCGCCTCGATCGTGTGCGCCGACGTCCCGTACTCGACGTGCGGGCCGTACTCGACCGGCGTCCCGACGAGAAAGTGCGCGAGGTCGACGCGTGCGTAGCCGTACGACGCCCGGAGGTTCCCGGTGTCGATCGCGCCGTGCGCTTTCAGGTTCTTCTTCGTCGTCCGTTCGACCGCCTTCGCCGTGTCCTCGGTCGCCGAGTCGAGCGCCCCGCCGATCAGCGGTTCGGCTTCTTCGACCGCCCACTGAATCTTGCGTATCTGCGCTTCGAGTTCGTCGAAGCCGTCGAACGAAGTCATCGTCGAGAGTTAGACGTCGGGGACGAACAGCGACGAGTCGACGACGTCGTCGTCATCGTCGCCGGCGTCGGACGTTCGTATCGAGGCGATCGTCGACTCGTAGATGTTCTTGAGTTCGGTCGCGAACTCCATCTGGTCGGCGCTCGACCCCTCGACGACCTGCCCAGATACCGCGCTACTCGGCGACTCGCCGCCGGCGAACAGGAGGTACGACGCCCACGCGTTCGCCGCCTTCTGGTGGAGCATCGTCGGGTCGGCGAGCGCGTCGCCGAGGTTGACGTCCGCCTCGACCTTCGCCTCGCCCATCTCGGCGGCTTCGAGCTTCGCTTCCTCGCCGAACGCGTCGGGTCCGGTCAGCGGTATCTCGTCGAGGCCGTCGATGTACTTCAGATCGCCTTCGTCGGCGTAGTCGGTAGCCATCGTGGGCTACCTCGCTACTCGCCCGCGTTGGCGATCGAGCGAAGGTCGTCGACCTGTTCCGGCTTCGACTGCGAGGCGTCGACGTCGTTCGCCTTCGAGACCTCGCGAAGCGCGTCCCAACCCCACTCGTCGGCGTCGGGGACCGCATCGGGGAACTCGTCGGGAACGTCGACCCCGTCGGGCGTCGCGAGCGCCGGCGCTTCGTCGACGGCGTCGTCCGCCTCGGCGTCCGCGTCGGTCTCGGTCTCGCCCTCGGTCTCGTCGACGGCGTCCTCGACGTCGGCGTCGTCCGCCTCGGGGTCGGGTTCTGCCTCGGCGTCGTCCCCGGCGTCGGCGCGATCGTCGTCGACGTCGGCTTCGACCTTATCGAAGCGATCGCCGAACGCGCGCGCTTCCTGCTCGGTGAGGTGCGTCGTCTCGCCTTCCTCGACGATGACCGAGTTCCCGTCGTCGTCGGTCGTCCGGTGGTTGCCTCGAAGCAGACGGTACTCGCCCGCCTCGGGGTTGTCGACGCCGGGCGTCGACCGCGTCGCGACCCACTCGTCGCCGTCCTTCTCGACGGGTTCGAGCTTGTCGCCGAACGCTTCGAGTTCCGCGTCGGTCGCCTCGAAGACGTCGCCCGCCTCGAAGACGACTGGCGTCCCGTCGTCGCCGGTCCGCCGGTGTCGTCCGCTCGTCAGTTTGACTGTTTCTCCCATCAGTATCCCCCGTTAGATACCGCTGAGGTGTGCGACGCCGCTGTTCCCGCTCTGGTCGGACCGGAGCGCCGGCATGACGCTCCCGACGACCTTGAAGTGGCGCGTCCAGCCGCCGTTGGACTCCCACTGAACGGTCTGGATGTCCGCCGGCATCGGAAGCTGGACGTACCGCTCGGTCGGCTTCACGAGAACGGCGTTCCCGTCGTTGAGGCGGTCGACCGGGATGAACTCGACTTCGGGGACGTCGTCCTCGGTCTGCATCCGCTCGCGCAGGTGTTCGAGAACGCCCTTCTTGTCGTCGGGTCCGCTGTTCATCGCGCGAGCTTCCTGATAGTTCTGCCGCGCGACGAGCATCCGGTAGCCCGTCCGTCCGGGGAGCGCCTTCGCGTCTTCCAGCGACTCGATCGTCCGCATCACGTCGTCGATGACGTTGTCGGCGGTCGCGCCGTCCCACGTCGCGTTCCCGGCGACCGTCTGCCGGTCGGCGAAGTCGGTCAGGCCCGAGACCGAGTCGCCCTGAACGGTGATCGAGTTCCCGCCGTACAGGATGTCTTCGAGCTTCCGCGAGACGGCGGCGGTCGCCGCGTCGACGCCGGCGGTGTCGATCGGCTGACCGCGACGCCGCGACGCGCGGAGCTTCCGCATGTTCACCTTGAACGACTTGTGGACGATCGGGAGCGGAACGCCGTTGTTCGTGAACGACAGCGCGTCTTCGTTGTCGCCAGTCGTCCCGCTCATGTCGACCTCGGCGTCGCCGAAGCCGTCGACGTCCTCCCACTCGAAGCGGAGAACGCCGAGGTCGAGCGGCACGTCGAGACCTTCGTCGCGAAGCGTCTGGAGACCGAGCGTGTTGTCGCGGGCGACGGCGGTCAGCGTGTCGTCGATGCGCGTCCACTCGTCGTCGCGAAGCTGCGCGTTGCCCTTGAACTGCTTCAGGGTGCGAGCGGCGTTCTTCGCCATCTGCTCGTCGCCGCGCTGAACCGCCATCCGGTAGCGCGAGTGGGCGACGAGCTTCTGGAACGCCTCGGGGTTGCCGTCTTCGAGTTCTTCAGCCGCCTGTATCTCTGCCGGACCGTTGTCGACGTTGATCGGGGAACCAGTAGCACTCATGCGATTCTCACCACTTCGATTTCCGCCTGATTCTCGACGCCAGCCGCCGCCCCGCTGTTGTCGACGCCTTCGAGCGCGCGGTAGACCGCGCCCTCGGGGTCGCCGCTCGTCTCAGCCGAGTCGTGCGCGGCGAGCGCGCCGACGTTCGTCTCGACGAGTAGGTCGTCCGCCGAGACGTTCGCGTTTGCGGCGGTCGTGAGGTCGCCGCCAGCCGCGAGGCGCGCGTCGACCTTCCCGCCGATCGGGACGTACTGGACCGAGACGCGATCGCCGTCCGGGTACGGGTCGTCCTTGTCGAGCGACGGGTCGGACCGCGAGACGTCGGCGAACAGGCCGCGCCCGCTCGCCGCCTCGGTCGACGTCTTGATGACGCCGCCCGCGCCGTCGCCTTCGAGCGTGTTGCCGGGGTAGATGTCCGCTTCCCCGGCGTCGGCTTCGTCTTCGACGAACGGTGCGTAGTTGCCGTTGAGAACGATCGTGTTGTCTGCCATCGTCAGTCACCTCCCTCGGCGGCTTCGGCGTCCATCGTCGCGAACGCGCCGCCGACCTGAACTTCGTCGAGGTCGACGTCGCCGTCGTTCTGCGTCCCGGCGGCCCGACCGCCGTAGTTCGGCGTCGTCGAGACCTGCGCGTTCTGCTTCTCGGCGAAGCGTTCGAGCTTGTCGACGTCCTCGGCGATGCCGAGGTCTTCGAGGTCGTCTTCCTCGAAGCGCGTCTGCGCCTCGATCGCCTCGATGAGTTCCTCGCGTCGCCGCGACTGACTCTCGTCGACGCGGTCCTCGATCTGGTCGAGGCGTCCGAGAACGGCGTCGAGCTTGTCGTCGTCGTCGGTGTCGCCACCGTCGCCGCCGTCGTTGTTCGTTCCGTCCTGACCGCCGTCGCCGCCGTCCCCGCCGTTCGAGGAACCGCCGCAACCGCAGTCGACTTCGAGCGATGCTTCGATCTTGTCGACCGTCTCGTCGTCCATCGCGTCCAGTTCCTCGACGCTGAACGTCGAGTGGTTCGCGAGGGTTTCGAGACGGTCAGAGGGGTTGTCTCCCATGTTCTGTTGGTTCGCCGTCTGCTGTTTCGACCCCGCTCCGGGGAGGTCGTACGGTACTGTCGCGGTGTCGGAAGAAGCGCCGAGACCGATGGCGTCCGCGAACTTCGCGCCGGCGTTCGCGAGTAGTCCCTTCGAGTCGCCCGCGTCGACGCCGCCGTCGGCGGCGATCGGCGACCGGTCGTCGACGGCGTTCGCGATCGGGCCGTCGACGTCGACGGCGTTCGCTCGCGGCGCGCCACAACCGGACTGCGTCGAGTCGCCGTCCCAGTTACACGCGCCCTCGGCGTTCGGAAGTACCGCGAGGTGGTCCGGCAGGAGTTCGACCTGTACCGCCTCGAACTCGTGCCCGCTGAACTCGCCGGACTCCTGAACGACGCCGTGCCAGTAGCCGGTCGAGACTTCGAGCTTCTCGGCGTTGCGGACCATCTCGACGGTCTGCTTCGCTTCGTCGCCGAGGTCGCCGCCGTTCTCGACCAGCCACTTGACTTGTACGAGGTCAATCCAGAGCTGGCCGTCGAGCGACTTCGACTCGTCGTTCGCCTCGACGCCGAGGAAGCGACCGATCTGGTACTGTTCGAGAACCGCCGGGTCGTTCGCCGGCAGGAAGTCGCCGTCGTCGGTCTCCGGGTGGTTGACCGTCACCGGCGTTCCGTTCCAGCCGGGCGCGGACTTCGCGATCTCTTGGAACGGCAGAAACCCGCCGTTCAGTACGCCTTCCGATACCGCGACGACCGGTGCTACGAGATGCTTCCGTCCGCGTAGCTCGCGGACCTCGACCGCGTCGGGGTCCGGTTCAACTTGGACGGACAGTAGTCGGTAGTTAGCCACGTTTGTAGTCAGTCGTCGGGCGTTCGTCGAACGATACGGCCCCGCCGTCACACCTCGCGAGTCGCGACGGGTAGCGACTCGGTCGACAGCGCCGACACCGACTTCTATCAGGTGTCGGAAACGTCCGCGCCGGGAGTTGAACCCGGCCACCTCGATCGCGGGTAGGGGTACGACGTCGTCGACGTCGGTTTCGTGCGAGGTCGGGACCGATCGAGGGTGTCGCCTGCAACTCGCGGACTCGCCGCTCGGTGAGCTCTAGATCGAGTCGAGGTCGAACGCGTCGAAGAAGCTCGTCGAGGCGTCCGGTCATCCGCCGTTGTCCGGCGGGCAGATCGGCGTAGCCGTCGACGAGCGCGCACCGACGCGTCGAAGTCTCGGTGGGACTCGACGGGTTAGTTAGCGAGCGATACAGGGCGGGGAGAGAGGTCGACGTCGGCCCCTTACGGTCGCGGACGCGTCGACGGACGTCCGGGTCATCGGGGGAGAACGCGCTACACGACCGGTAGCCACGCGCAACGGCAGTTCGGATGGAGGGGAATCAGGCCGCTCGCCTCGGCGATCGACATCACCTCGCCTTCGAGCGGGCGGCAGATCGAGCAGACGTCGTTGTCGCCGGCGGTGTCGAACTCGGCTTTCCCGGCGACGTCGTCGACGCCTTCCTCTTTGTACCGGTTCAGCGTCGAATCGGCGTGCGCCTTGATGACCTCGGTCCGCGCGAGCGTCTTCGAGCGAACGTAGCCGACCGACTCGACGCGGTCGTTGATAGCGCTCGCGATCTTCCTCGGGTTCCAGCCCTGCGCGAAGCCCTCGGTAAGCTCCCGCGAGACCTGCTGTCCGACCGCCTCGGTAATGCCGTCGAGTTCGCGGAACGTCCGCGTGTAGAGGCGCGAGAGTGTCTTCGAGTGAATCGGGCGGTTGAACGCCTTCGACGGGTCGATACCCTCGACGTCCGCGCCGGCTTCGCGAAGCCGACCGTTCCCGAACTTCAGGCCGCGACCGCACGCACGCCGGATGAAGACGTCCGTCCAGTTGGACCGGTTGATCGGTTCGCCGTTCGGCCCCCGATCGGCTTCGAGTAGTTCGTCGTCGAGCGCGCCGCGTAGCCAGTCGAGGAACGCGTCGATCGCCTCGCCGTCATCGTCGGTCGGGAAGTCGAACCCGTCGGCGGCGCTCGCCTGAACGACGCCGGCGCGTCGATCGTCGACGTAGGCCGCCCACCAGTCCGGGTCGTCGGCGTTTACCGAGAGGTCCGAGGCGTCGGTCGCGCTGTTCCGCGACCCGTCTCGTAGGCGTAGCGCGTCGTTCTCGACGACCGTCTCTCGGACAAGTCCCTTGATCGTCCGCCAGCGTCGGTAGAACTTCGCCGAAAAGTCGTCTTGTATCGACTTCGTCCGCGTCGGTCCGCCGTCGGCGCGGTCGCGCTGGAACGCGGGTTCCGCCCTCGCGAGCGCCGCGACGCCGCGCGGGTCGAGGTCGTCGAGGTCGCGCCCGTGGTCGTGCGCGGCGAACCGCGAGGCGACCGCTTCGACCGCGTCTCTCGACGGCGCTGTCGCACTCATCGTTTACCTCGGGTCTTCGACGACGTCGATCGCGGGAACAGCGTCAAGCGTCCGACCGAACTCGTCCATCGCCTCGCTCGTGTCGTAGCCCGTTCCCCGAAGGTGCGGCTTCGCGTGTTCCGTCGGTTCCGGTTCGACGTGACCCGTGAACTCGACGAGACCGTCGTCGCGCTCGAAGGCACGGACGTGATACTGCCACCAGTCGACGCCGTCCGGCTTCGAGACGGTGAAGAACGTCCGCCGCATCCAGCGGTAGCCCGATCGAACCGAGTTCCACGGGAGGTCGTAGTGCCACGGTCGGTTCGCCATCAG